TTATTTTACTGTGCGGGAAAGTTAATCGGTTTTAAAGTGCGTATATAATAGGAAGAAAACCTATTAAATAAGGATATATGCGTGTAAGATATAGACGGCAAAATACACATAAAGTTACTAAAGTTTACACTTATTGCCCCTTATTTGCCCCCTTTTTATAAAAAAGGCTTAGCAGCATGAGCTACCAAGCGACATGAAAAACAAAAACATTCAGCGCGTAATCGCCTAAAGTACATCTATAGTGTACCTTTATTTAGATTAAATGTCTAATGCTATACACAGAAGACACAAAAAAAGCCCGACATAAAGCCGGGGCAGTTCGAGAAATTATCGAAATAACGCCAGTATTCCACTGACTATAGTATCACTTATCTTTGTGAATGACAAATAAAAAAAGAGCTATGAGACTAACTCATGGCTCTTTGCCTATGATGGATATTCATTATAACACAATCGAAATTTATAACAAATAAAAAACCGCTCGAAAGCGGTACTTATTCATCAAAACCAATAACATTATAACAAAAAAATAAAAAACGCACCAGACCCCGTAGAGTTACTGGCGCTTTCCTAGATGTATTATACCAAATAAAAAAAGCCCCAGCAAACGCTGAGGCTCGACCACTACCACCATGATATCCGAACTGTGGTCTGTCGGGAGGTGATGTACTCCTTTTTATTTTATAGTTTTCGTGGTCTAATTATTTACAGTTTAGGCGAATGAACCGAATGATGTGACACGTCGACCATTCTCTGATTGGCCGACTGCGACAAAGCGACGATTACCAGAACCGCCAATGTAACTGATCCAGATATAGCCGTCAACGTCGCACCAGCCGTCATAGTTGATAGTTTCACCGGCTCCATAGACTGCCACGATTTCAGCACCTAGACCAGCACCAGCTCGAACATTAAGAGCTGACACTTCAACTGTGAATGTTCCGGTTTCCTCGTTAATAGTAATTATACCATCAAACGGGGTCGGTGTTGGTGCAGGGGCTTGTGTTTGGTTATCTGTTGGGAAATAGAACCAACCTACAATACCGTCAAAATTGCGTGTATTGTAACGAGCAGGCCCGCCAATGTATAAGCTATCAGCGTTACCGTCGATATTCTGCTCAATAGTTCGCATAGTGTAGCCGTCTGAATCTTCGATAACCAGACCAGTGTGCCCGTATGGATGCCCTGCGATGTAGGTGGTATCCATGACGAATACAGCCCCCCGACGTGGACGGCTATCAAGGTTGCCTTCTTGGTTGTATTCGACTTCATAGCCTGTTGCTGCCGCTGAGTTTAGCAAGTCAATAGCATTGCCCCAAAGAGCACGGCCAAAGAAATTAATTGAGATAGAGTTAGGCAAGTCAACGCATTGTGTACCCCAACTTCCATCTGCATCGGTACCGACACCAGCGTTAGCTAGGTCTTCTGCAAATTGAATGATGTCATTATCTGTTGCCATATAGTAGGCCTCCTTAAATTATTTTTGAATAGCTTGTTTAATCTCCGAAAGCGTTCTTTCCAATTCTTCGACTTTCTGTTTTAAAGTCTCAATTTCGCTTGTAGGTAATTGAGATTTTGTTACAAGTGGGTCTTCCGCCCATTTGTTTTGCTCTACAACCTGTTGGAAAAAGTTATTATAAGTCGGAAATAACCCATACGCTTGGCTGATAGACAAGGATGAAGATTGTTTATCTTTAATTTCCTTGATATCGTTCCCGACCGCTTGAGCAAATTCTGTGAACTTACTCATAGGCTCACGCTTTCGCTGTGTTGTATACGCTCACAAGGTCTTCTTGCTCGATGGTATCGAGACGGCCACCCAATTCGGTCATTTTCGAGATAATGCCGCTATCAGTATTGCCACCCGCTGCACTGATTTTATCAGCAATTTCTTTGAGCGTATCAAGTTCTTCCGGTGCATTACCGATGATATCAGCCTTAGCTTGCGTGATTGCGGTGTTAAGTTGGTCTTGAGTGATACCGTTAGCGGTCACTTCGCCTTTCTCAGCCTTGCCAGCTAATGCCGTTTTAATTTCCTTGATATCCGCACCCACGGCTTGGGCAAAATCGTGTAATTTACTCAGTTATTGTTTCCTTTCAAATTTTAGCTAGATTGTAGATATTAACGAGGTCTTCCGTAGTATCACTGCCACCAGTAATTAACCCAGACTCTCGCAATTCATCCGCTAGTAACTTTAATTTAGGGCTCTTGTCCGATGGCACGACGCTATCTGCATTCAGTGAGTTCTTCACTTTGACCTTGAAATTATTAGACGGGAAAATATGTCCGTTCAGTTTAATTTCGAGGTAGTATGTTCCGGGCTCTACGACATCCCCCATGACGAATGTAAAATGTCCGTTCTCAACGGTTACATCTTGGTAGAGTGCCACCGTTTCGTCGTTTGACAGCGTGAGCTTACCAGTGCCGGACAGTTCCATGCGTTTTCCATCGTAACCCAAAATTTCAAAACCAAATACGGAAGTGGTGTCCCCAGATTTTAGGACATCACCGCCTTGAATTTGGTTGATAGAGGTCATGAGCTTAGCCATAGGCTAGTCCTCGCGAGGTTCGTTATAGTTTAAAGCTCGTTCACTGTCTGCAACGCCCTTGGTAGTTGGGTCAGTAACGATTCCGAGGATAACCAAAATTACAACGAAAGTATTTACACCCTCTTGGATATTGTGTGGGATATTAAGCCCGAATTGTTGCAACATCAAGAATACTGCTGAGATAAGAGCTACTAGAGTAGCTTTGTTTTGCAAACGTAGTTTAAAATTAATCATTGTCATTCTTCTCCTTTTCTTCTGAGTTAAGAAAAAACTTCTCTTTGTCGATATTTTTCTTAATGTATTTGTCGATATAAGGGATTTCCACCCCTAGTGCTGATAGACTAGCCAAAATACTAGATCCGTAAGCCGCAATCATGGCAAAGATAAATGTATCTAGGACACCACCTAAATTCATGAATACTGCGAACGGATAGAAGATGGCTACAAACGTAATCATGGCAGTATGACTGACTAGCCCTTTACGAAATTTTGAGCTTGAAAACTCATGAGCAGCCCAAGCCCTAGACACTCCGATAACGATATCGCTGAAAATAATAATCATCAGCAGGAACACCCATAAATGCTCATCAATACCGTGTGCGTAGAAGTCTCTGACCACGTCGAAAACCCCAAAAATGCCGTCTGGTTTTTGTACCATTACGCCCCCTTCGGTTTGAATAGCCATGCTGTAGCAACCCCGTTATTTTCTAGTTTGCCCCCTTTTGCAAAATCAGCGAACGGTTGATTATCGTAAGTGAAAGAGCCGTTAACTTGGATAAGCACCAGTTTGCCTTCTCCGTCCACTTCTTCGTGGTCCGGGGCTTCGATAGCGAAGATATCCCCGGCGTTGAACACACCGCCTTTTTTAGCGACTGGCAACAATTCCAAGTATTGCTTGTAGATTGTGCCATACTGGATATTCTGGCTCATTACCGCATTGAGAATGGACACGTTAGCGATTTTACGAGTAAGTTCGCCTTGTTCAGCGACTTTCTCAGCTAAATTCAAGCGGCTGTCAAGGTCTTTAATAGATTCCTCTGACTTGGCTTGGTAGCGTGCCAATGCTCCAGCAGGGTCCAACTCAGTCGCTAAGATATCCAAGATAAGCTGGATTTTAGCTTCATCCGTCTTGTTGGTGTGGTCGCCCGGCACATCACGGGTCAACCACGTCGAGCCATCTTTGGACTGGATAGCAATCCTCGTAGTTGTCGGGTTGGTCAGATAGCTTGATGTGACACTGAAATTAGATTTGTTCATTATCCACTCCTTTCTGTGCTGCCTCGTTAAAGAGGTCGTTAAGGTCTGAATCAGACGCTAGTACATTTTGATAATGTTCTAGTTGTGATTTGACCTGCTCCAGTTCGCTAACTGTTGCCTGCAATCGAGCCTTAAATTCAGCTTTTTCAATCGTCAAATTAGCGTTCTGACTTGCGATGTCTTGAATCATTGAAGTGTAAATTTGTTCGTTCATAAATTCTCCTTTTACCAGTGGGCAATTTTGCCGAAAGTGGCTTGCTCGTTTTTTAAAGCGTTAATAAATGCTGGATCTCTCCCGTTTCCGCCTACATTTAGAAAATGCTGCCAAACCCTTGCGAGAGCTGCGGCAGCAAATCCTAGATTGGTGACATTTATCCAGCGGCCTTTTGGAAGCGAAGCCGGGTGGAAAGAGAACCCCCGATCGAGATAAAAGTCGTCCTTTAGCAATATTCTGTCCCCATAGAGTTCAGCTTGGTCGATAACCGCATGATGCTCCAACCCTCTTGCGGCACGATACACTCGAAGACCAGAGAAACGCCCGGATGACGCTGAATTGACTCCGTCCCCTGATGATGTGACGCCTATTGCAGCAAACAGCGAACCAATGCCCTGGTCCTCGTCTGGCGGGGTGTCGTTGAAATGCACAAACGCCGTGTGCGTCCCTTTGCGTCGAACTATCGCATTGTCTTTGTTATGAAATTCAATCGTTGCATTGTCGTAGAAATGAATCTCAGATTGGTTTAAGTCAACTCTCATTGATCCGTTAAGCCCTTCCATTCTGCCTCCTCGATAGTTCAAACCGGTAAACGTACCGCTAGTGACACTCTCAGCGTTTAGGTTAACGACATCAACGAGTGAAGCGTTTAAGCGTCCGCTAGTGATTTTGCTTGCTGACAGTTCACCGATTTTAGCTGAGCTAATAACACCATCCTCGATGTAGGTAGAGCCAGTGATTTGAACCAGTTTCCCGTCGATTTTAACTGAGCCGTCTTTATTGAGATTAATTTGGTTAAGCACATCACCGGACCTTGTTAGGTTCTTAACTGCCCAAGACCCTGCAATCTGAGACATTTCGGATTTAGTAGCTTCTAACCCGGTGTCTAGCTTGTCTAGTTGCTTGTTAGTGACACCGAGATTAAACGCCCACTTATCCTCTAGGTTCTCCACCTTCCAAACTGTACCCTTGGCATCTTGGATAATCTGAGAAATAGACTGCCCATGTTCGCCAATGGTACGGCTGAAACTGTCAACGGTTGACTTGATTTCGTTGAACTTGACTGTTACCTCTTGACTTGCGTCTTTTGGAGACGGTTGCCAAGCACGGTCCATAGTTCCCTCGTAGCAATCAAGCTCGGTGAAGAATAGCAACGACTTACTGCCGTTTGTCGTACCCGTATTATCGACACGGATAAAACCTTCATCACATTCGCCGGAGTTAAAAGTGAAGTGAAATTTCTTAACACCGCTTGTGGATGGCGAACCGTCGAAATGCTTGATGTTAACTACTTTGCTAAAAACTTTAGATTCGTTTGACTTGCGCCCAAGGAAATAGATATCCATCCCTTTTAGGTTGCCGCCTGCCAAGATTGAAACGTTAAGCGAATAGTTGGTATTTCGTTTCACTGGAAATCTCAGCGTAGCGCTAGGCGTTGTTGTTGTTGTTGTTGTTGAAAGCAAAAACAACGGCTTAGAACCGTTGTAATAGAATGAATGACTTGACACAGATAAATTCGAGTTAGGCTGCGATGCTTCCCAATAGCCCCAGCCGTCCAGGCTGTCCGGAAAAGCTGAGTTACGGATCAAGTTCTCACCACCAACAGAAAGCGTGTCAATTGACGGAATCTGCTTCTTGACCTCGCTAATAAGCTGCGTTGTCCCTTGCTCAGACTGTTGGATAAGGTTTGTTACAGCCGTAGCCGTCGCAAAACCTTTGTTATCAACAAGTCTATTGACGTCAGACTCTTTCAAAAAGCCTTTGCTATCAATAGCACTGTCTAGGTCAACCCTAGAGATTTTAGTCTCAATCTTGCCAGCTAGCGTGCTGATTTGTGTTTCAGCGTTAGTGACTTTATTTCCAAGGTTGTCAAAGTCAACCCTTGAAACCTTTTGAGCGATAGAATCGGCTGTAACACGTAATTCTGCGTTAGTTTGGTTGATTTTACGCTCTAGCTCTTGACCTTTAGACACTGCACTGTCAGCCGTAGCCTTGGCAGCTTGGACTTCTGTTCTGTCCGCTTTCAAACTGATTTTATTATCAGTCTGAGTGATTGCGGTGCTATTAGCCGCTACACTCTTAGAGAGTTTGTCAAAATCAGTCTTAGACACTTTTGATGATACTTCATCGGCCAAGTGATTGACCGTAGTTTCAGCGTTAGTCATGCGGCTATCTGTTTCAGATTGTTTCTGAGATAGCTGACTGACACCCTGCTCGGTCTGTGTAATCGTCGTTTTAACCGTGCTGATTTCAGCTTCGGTGTCCTCTGGTGCTACTGTATGCTGTAAGGGAATGAGTGTCCCTCTGACCAGCATAGGCGGCTTGATTTTCAAATAGCCGTTTCTAATAACTGTAATATAGAACGGCCATTCACCGAGTGTGATGTCCTTGCCGGCAGTGAAAATCAGCTTAACGTCAAACCACTCATTTTTGAGGTCTGTCGGGACATTGTAAGCAACTAGATTGTCATTGTTTTTATGATTTTTAATGATAATCATAGCGCCACGGTCAATGTCCACCCCGCTGTCAATGTAAACCGGAACCAAGAGCGAGAATGTTTCACCGGCTTTAATCTCTGGAATAGCCATGTTCCATGAGATACCACCGTAAACGTCGCTCGAATAGCTATGAGACTTGATTAGGAAAGTTTGCCCGTCCGTAGTAATAGTAGTAGTATTTCCGCTTTCTCCGGGTTGACGGTGTAGATTCTCGAAATCTGCTGATTTCAAAATCAAGTTACGACTGCCAAAGTCTGTCGGGATCTTACTATCCACACGGCTAATCTCAGTAGTAATTTTATTTCCTAGCTGAGTAATTGAGCTCTCAGCCGTCGCAAGTCTCTGGGTAGCATTGTTAAAATCACTTGTCTTCACTCGTTGGCTAATCTCGTTAGCTTGTTGAGTAATGCGACTTTCAGCGTTCAACACTCGATTATTGACGTTGTCAAGTTCTTGTTTGTTAGCTTTAGACGCAATCATGTCCGCTTGCTGAGTGATTGATGTTTCAGCACGATTCACACGCCCTGTCAGCGTGTCTACGTCCTGCTTGTTGGCTTTCTGGCTGATTTGCCCAGCCTGCACCGTCAACGAGCTCTCAGCCTTGTTTAGACGCCCAGAAACAGCGTTGACATCCTCTTTGCTAGCCTTGGCTGAAATCTGCCCTGCTTGCTGTGTCAAAACCGTCTCAGCATTAGACACGCGCTGACTGACCTTGTCAACATCTTGCTTGCTAGCTACTGAAATGAGGGCGTTATTGATCTTGTCAAACTGTACTGACGTATCGTTTGACAATGTACCAATAGAACCTTTTAGAGCTTCAACTCTCTTTTCAGTCTCTGATAAGTCCGTGTTTAGCGTACTTTTAGCATTATCGACCAGTTTGACAGCTTCTGATAGTGCGTCTTTTTTAGATGCAGCAATCTTCTTCTCTGTCTCTGCACGCTCGACTGTGTCCAAGTAACGAGCTTCTGCGATAGCTTCGCTCTTAACATCATTCAGACGGTTAAAAGCGTCCTCTGCGGTTGATTTGGCTGAACTAGCTAACGTTTCTGCATTAGTAGCCTTGGCTGTGATTTCAGCAACCACTCTGTCGTGGTCTGATTGCTGTTTAGCCATGTTGGCTGCGACTTTTTCAAACTCTTTTTTGATTTTGTCTTGAAGACCCGTGCCGTCCCACGTTCTCAAAACCTCTTGCCACATTTCACCGGTCCAGCGATACATGATGGTATGTCCTTCATGTTCTGGGTCCGGTTTGTACCAAGAATCATTGATTAAGACTTGCCCTGGATGTGACTCTGTTGGATCAGTGCTTGTGTACCAGTTATGGTTAAAACCATTAGCTGACGGGATAAACTCGGGCAACTTCTTGACAAACTCGGTGAACTCACCGGCTTTAAACTCGTCAAGAGCCTTGTTGACGGTACTTTGTACCTTTGCGTCATTGCTTTCGCCAACTCGGTCCCCTAGTTTGACGTCACTAGATTCATCGTTTAAGCGGTTGAATGTAATCTCAAAGATACGTGTATCATAATCAAGGTGCCTATCGTGTCGAACCACTCGGATAGTGTCGCCAATCCGAGCGCCTTTCAGATAGACCGTTGTTGTTTTAAGTGTCAGTTTAGGTCTTGAAGCCTCAATCAAAGCCTCGTAAGTCTGTTTAATAAGCTCGTTCTTGTCTTCTTCCTCGCTGAATTCGACAAAGCCAATCTTTGGACGCATCTTGCCGTCTGGTTGTTTAATCCCGTATTTAGCGGTCATTTCTGGAATTTCAAGGTACTTCTGACCGAGGGGCTTGTCTAGTGGGTCCCCTTTAGCTTTCGACCAGACAATTTCCTCGAAGTTGATTTTGCGCCCGTACCCGTCGGCATCTTTTCCGGTGTCTTCTGCTGAGCTGACTTGCTCCCCTTTACCTCGCCCAACTAAGGCGGTGTATAGGTTTGTCTTTTCGACCTCTTGCAGAATTTCAAGGGCGTTATGACCGTAAACCACACGCTTTCCAACGGCTTCGCCAATTTTACGCTTGAAATCAATGTATCTAGCGCCAATCTGAGCGCCATTCATTTCAACGAAGAACTGCATTTCTAAGCCCCACACCTTACACACCTTTTTTAGTGCATCGAATGTGGAAATGTAATAGAAATTAGTGCTCTTTGGGTTTGTCTCAGCGATAAAACGAGGGGTCCAGTTAGTGCCAGCTAATAGCCATTCAATGACTGGTCTAGCACGTTGGTCCGTTGGGCGCTTGTCGTAAACAACCGTCTTGCGTAGCTCCTCGATACCGGATTGAACACCGATAAGTGTTGTAATATCGCCTTTGGTGTTCTCTTGGGCGATGTAGAAATAATGGAATTTATGCGTGTCGTCGATTGACTGAATAGCCATGTATTCCAGTTTTTCCAGCTCGTCATCCTTCAAAGCTTTCATTTCAACGGTCAAGCGGTCTGAAACGTAATTTTCAGTGGTAAGACTGAATTTTTGCAAAGCCTTCTTAATTGCAGGCTTGCGAACAATCTTGATAAGTTTTTCGTCCTTATCGAATAAATAGATCATAGACTCTCATCCCTCCACTGTACCTCACGGATAGTTACATTCTTGCCGCTCAATCTGTCGCCGTCCTTAACATAGAACTGCTCTAGCGGGCTAAAACGTTGTAATTCGCTTAGGATATTACGCCCGTCATAAGTAGCTGTCACTTCTTCGGTACCGAATTTAATGACGATTTCCTTATTAGCTGCGTAGCTACCCTTAAACGATAGCTTGGTTTGACCGTTGATGATTTCAAATTCTGTCGCCGCTGCCGTTGTCATGGCTACAATCTTTTCAGGTACCACTTTCTTAGCGTAAGTTAGATAAACAACGCCGTTAGAACGCTCTGGAACTCGTTTCTTATAGCCGTCTGGCACTAGCAGAACAAAACTGCTAATGACTGAAAGCCTATCTTCCTCGACTTCTTCCGCTTCCTTGAAAATAGCGTAGTAAGTGAAATCCGGCTCATCATCAAAAGTTACTTCGAGATAGCCGCTAGGACCTACCTCTCTCAAGATGCGGTTAAGCTCTCGGAAAGAGGTCCTCATGACTTGACTAGTGACCGTAGTTAGCTGATATTTAACCTCAATCTCACGCTCTGAATCGTTGACACTGTCCACCCAGACACCACGTCGTCCAGGAACTCGAGTAGTTGAAATTTCACGGTTAAGCAACGAGCGGCCCTTAACTGTAAGCTGTCGATATCCTTGAATGATATCTTCAATAGGCGTACCGTTGATACGCATGTTATCAACTGGCGCTCTTTGCAGCACCGTTGATTCCGTGCGCTTCAATGAAGCATAATCATACATTAGCTAAAACCTCTTTTCTCTTAATAGTTATCAAGCATTAATTCCATTGATTGAGCGTTAGTAATGTCCTCAGTAAATGCTCTGTAAGTTGTATCACCCATTTTAAGCACGATGTCCGCCGCTTGTTGAGTAACTGACATCTTACCACCGTTGAATGAAACTGATGGATCATACCCTGCTAAACGACCTAACTGGCCGTCCATGCTACCAAGTTCATCAGTGATGGCTCCGTTGATATCTTGACCAGTGAATGCGTCAATAGCTCCTTGGGCCATATAGCGCATTGAACGAGCCACTTGGTCCGCTTTGCTATCGATACCGATGATGAAACCTTTATCCGTATAGATACCGAACTGGCGGAATACACGGGATGGCGACTTGATACCAAGCAAGGCTTTAGCGCCATTAATCGCATTACTTACCGCACCTTTAACCGCTGAAATCAACTTGCCGGCTGCGGATGTAACCCCGCTAACGAAACCGCTAATCAATTGAGAACCAACGCTTGCAGCTTGTCCAACGAATCCACGGGCTGCACTAAGTGCACCGCTGAACGCTGAGCGAACCGCTGAGATAATACGTTGACCGGCACTTGTTACTGCAGATACCACGGCACTAAATCCGCTAGTAATAGCTGATTGAATTGAGCTCATGGCACTTGATACTGCTGATCTAACAGCACTCCAAGCTGAGCTTACAATGCTCTGGACGGAACTCATAGCACTTGAAATGATTGACTGGATAGATGACCATGTACTTGATACAGTGCTAGCAATCGCACTCAATACGCTACTAATAAGCGACAAGATAGCGTTCCAAATCGCACTGATAGTGGATTGAATAGCTGACATGATTGACGAAATAGCCGCTTGAACTTGCGAGAAGTTACCAGTAACCAATCCGACAATAGCAGCCAATACACCAGCCAGGACAGCTTGAATCCCCGTCCAAATAGCATTCCAAATCGCTTGAATAGCTGACAAGGTGCTTGAGATAATGCTTGAGATACCAGCCATGATAGGTGACAGAATAGACATGATTGTATTCCAAACTGTCGAGAAAACTGTCTGGATAACTGTCCACGCCGCTGACCAAATGGATTGAATCACGGCGATACCGGCACTAATCACACCGCTAATGGCAGTCATAGCTCCGCCAGCGATTTGTTGAAGTAATGCCCAAAGCGTTTGGAATGGAATAGCTAACAATGCCCATGCTGCGTTCCAGATAGCGAGAATGAATTGAATACCCGCTTGGATAATCGGACCAATAGCATTGATACCGATTGAAACAAGAGACTTGATACCTTCCCACACAGTAGACAAGATAGTCTTGAGTGTTTCCCACGCTCCAGACCAGTCACCTTGTAAGATTTGCATAGCCATCTTAATGATGTTTAACACGATTTCAAGAGCCGTGGAAATGACAGTGGTAATAAGTTGCCAAGATGTAGAAAACAATGTAATAAGCAAATTCAAGCCAGTTTGAATCACTGGTAAGATAGCGTTCATTACATTTTCAATCACACCCTTAAACATGTTCCAGTAAGTTGTCGCCGTTTGCATAATCAAGGCGTGGTTTTCGTTCCAGAATGAAGTCAACTGCCCCCAAATTGACATAACGAACGACACAATGGCTTGAACAGCGCTAGTGATTGCACTCTTGATGGTTTCCCAGATTGCCGTAACTTGTGCACGGAAATTCTCGTTATTGTTCCATAAGTCAACGAGCGCAGCCCCAACTAGAGCCACTGCAGCAACAATGCCGGCAAAAGCAGCAAGAGCCCCGGCTGATAGCCCGCTAAAAGCGGCACCTAGACCGCCAGCTGCGGTAGAACCGCTTGAAAAGAACCCTACTACTGAGCTGATAGCTCCACCGATTGTGCTCAATGCTGAAACAACGTTCCCGATCCAAATGATTAAGGTTCCTAATATTGCAATAATAGGCCCCGCCGCTCCAATGATCAGCGCTGCCCATTTAACCCAGCCGTCTACTGGCAGATTGTCCCAGATAGTCCCTAGAACACGCACCACATTGTCTTTAAATGTGATGATAGTCTGCTTCATGTTTTCCATGAGTTGCTTGATATTAGCTTCGTTGTTCCCAAGACCGGCCACTAAATTTTCAGCGGCAGCCTTCATGGAATTGAACGAACCGGACACGGTTGTACTCGCTTCTTTTGCGGTCGTTCCGGTTACTCCAAGTCTATCTTGAGTAATACCAATGGCATCAATCAAGGTATGGAATGGAATGTCACGGATATTATCAGCTGTGGCTTCAAATTCACCATTTAAGACACCAGATTCATTGACCAAACGAGCCATTTCGGACATGGTACCACCATAACCAAGTTTCAAGTTATCCAGCATTGAATAGTTGTCTTTGGCAAAGCCTTGATAAGCGTTTTGAATGTCGGTCATGTTAGTACCGAACTTGTTCGCGTTCCTTTGTACCCCCACTTTCGTGGTATTTAAAAAGACCTACAATTAATGTTAGGTCTTTGGGAGTAGACTATATCATGTTATACAAATTCAAATTTGTGCCCTTTATGAATGCCACCATGATTGCACGCTCTTGAAACTTCGGATTTAGTAAAACCATCCTTCACTGTTTCAATTAGGGCGCCATAAATCTTTTGTTCTCCAGTTATGATATTAGTAGATTTCACTTTTTTCGCCTTTTTACTTTTTGAGCCAAATTTTCCATAATTGGGATGTTTGCTCCCCGAAATGTGATTAATCAACCCGTGCTTATAAGCGTGAATTGTATTTTCTTGGACTGTTACCCACTCCAGATTATCGATAGAATTATTTAACTTGTTACCATCGATATGATTAACCTGTGGCAAGTTGTCTGGGTTGTCAATAAAATGAGTGGCAATAAGTCTGTGAATGTAAAACTGTTTCCGCTTCCTATGAACTGAAAGTGTTACCCTATAATATCCATTTGGTGCGATATCTGGGTTTAAGGTCTTGCTTTTCCAAGACCTAGTTCTACCCCGTGGGTCTGTTTGTGTTCTATCTTTACTTCTTACAATTCCTTTGTCTGAAATCTCGTAATAATCTTCATAACCTTTGATGTCTTTAAACATAACAGCACCGCCTTTCTTACAATGCTATTATATCACAAATTTGGCGTCATGTATAACCGCACCGCTTCGATTTACGTATCAATAGTAAATCTACTTCCTTTCGGAATAGTCGTTACACTTTCCACTGATGTGGCTTAGCACGGGATTGTCATAGGTTTTCACCCTTAGAGTTTCCCCGTTAGCAAGCGATAGAATATCGCTCACACCCCTGATTAGGTTCAATGCGTTTTAGTCGGACTAATAGTTTATCCGACATTTGGACAAGGGCTTTATCCCCGTATTTCGCAGCCTTGGCAGTATCACCGCCTAGACCTTGTAACAAGGTAGCTGAGAACGACGTTACCTGCTCCATGTATCGGTTGGCAGACACACCAGCCGTTCTATAGGCTCGGTTGGCGTTCTCAATGACGTTGGTTCCCTCACGGTCCATTGTGTTATAGAGCGCTTGGGCTTGTTCCCTGGTCATGCCGTAGTCTCTGGCCAATGTGTTGACGCTTGAACCGTTCTGTTTGAACAGCGTAGAGACACCACCCAACGATTGCTCAAGGTCTGCATAACCTTTGATGACGGCAGTTAACCCACCTACCATTGGCAATGTAAAAGCCGTGGTCATTCCGGCACCGACTGACTGCATGGCGCTACCGACTGACTTTAAACTGCTACCAACTTGAGCAAGCATGCCCCCAGACTGACTTTTCAAATCAGCAAGGGCAGACTTGGCAGCATTGACACCATTGGTGAAGTCGCTTGAGTTGGCACGAAGTATAGCCGTAACGTCAAAAGATGCTCCCATTAACTACCCCCTTTCTTTGTTTGATTGATGATCCTATTCTTATCAGCTAACGAAAGCGCTCGACTTCTAGGCGCAGTGTCCTCTGGTTTAAATATCTTACTGAACTCTTTTTCATGGTCATAAAACTCATTAAAGGTTCTGTAAGCTGAGCGAACACTCTTGCCCTTGCCTTTGGTAGCTTGCACGGTCTGGTTATACCATGCTTGAATTGCTGCGTTAAAGCGGATATCCTCTTGTTTAATTGCGTAGGCGGTATTGTATACCTCAAATTCAACAAGAGTTGTCCTGGCAGCTTCAACGTAGCTCATGCCGTGCCTTGCAATCAAGAGGGCCATTGCGTCGTCATAGCTGAAATCATAATCTGGTTGATTGTGCCCTACTCTTGAACGTTCATTGCGAGTTTGAGTAGGGATGACGCTTTTAACTCGTCAATAATAGAGTCAATCGTCTCCTTGTATTTACCTTTATCAATCAAATCAGCAAGATAGGCTTCAATGTCTGCGTCACTTGGTTTTTGTGGCGCTGTAATCGTACCAGCTTTGATGATATCCACAAACGCAAGAGGGTCGTTGATAGCTACACCGGCTGAAATCAATGTCATAGCACCGTAGCCGGTCTTCATGCCTTCAAGTTCTGCCGAGTGCAATTTGTTGATCTCACGCAAGAACGCAAGTCCGAAAATCAAATTAAAGTCTCGTCCGTTGATAGATAGAATCATGTTTTATTTCTCCTTTATACAAAAAAAGCAAGGGCACAAAGCCCCTGCAGTTAGACTAGATAGATGAAACTAGGCCGTCTTCTTTAGCAAGAGTGTGATAGTCGTATTGAGCGCTTGCGACTGCTTTCTTCTGAGCTTCTGTCAAGCTGTCAGTTGAAATAATACCGTTGCCGTCGATAGCCATTTCATAAGAAAGCTCAACTTTGTCGTCAGCGGGTGCTGCGATTTCAAAGTTTTTAAGGTAGCCTTGGTAATATTCAACGTCATAGACATCTTTGCCACCAGAAGCGCGTTTAGAAGCAAGGTCAACTTGCCAGCACTCTACTTTGTCGCCTGCGATGAACCATTTACGCATTTCACGCCACATCTCCGTAGTAGTGCCATCTTCACGATAAGCAAGCGATACGAATTCCCCAGAAACTTCACCGTCCGAGATTGAGTTAACAACGCCGTCTTTAGTTTTGGTAGTTTCGACCTCTTTTTCAGCGTTGATGGTATGTTCTGTTTGGAAACGTACTTTAGCAGCGTCTTGTGTCTTTTGGTCTTTAACACGACGGAAGAAGACCATTAGGTCTTTACCCAAAATAAGTTCTGCCATTTATTCCTCCTTTTTGGTATATGAAAATGAAAAATCCAGCACAATGTGAATCAATGGCTGGACGTCTGTATTATCTGGTAAGACTTGCTTGTCTGTCCCAGTCTTCAATAAGTTGTATTCAAACCCTTTAATTCGTTCGCTAGCTTGTTCCAACGTCTGACAGTGAGCGTCTAGCTCTGCACGCTGCACTCTAGTCCCGTAGATATGGACGGTTTGTCTTATCGTTCCAAAATTGTCGTTATTGAGCGTAGGCGCTGAGCTATTCTCACCGATGAAAGCGAAGGGATAGCTGGCGGATGAATCGGGTAAGTAGTCATAAGTTGCCAATGTTTCGTCAGCAATAGCGAATAGATTTCTGAATAAGTCGTGGCTAGGTGTCATTTAAAGGCTCCTTCCATAACTTTCCGAATTTGCTCCGTGAAGTAAGGCTCGATTTGTTGCATCATTGGACGCATAAACGGCTTGCCGGGCTGATAGCGTGTGCCAAACTCTTGGAATCCGCTATAAGAGGCGGCTGAATGAATGTGCGATTCCTCGCCCATGTGCCTAGTGGTGATGTTAGCTCTCAAGAAGCCGGTATCAACTGGCGCAAGCCCTTTTGAAATGCTCTTGCCTTTCTCGGCTGAGTTTTTAAGAGCATTTTGAGCTTGTGTTCTAACTCCTTGACTTGCTTTGTTCAAAGCGGCAGCGAGGACTGTGTCCCCTCTCCACTCGATTGTGAAATTAGCCATTTAGCTCACCTCGTTTCAATCGAATTGCCCCTTTTATCGGTGCGTCAATGCGTTCGATAGGATAATACTTCTTACCCTCGTATAGAGCGTAGTCAAACGGCTTCTGCTCTTGATTGAATCGGCATATCATGACCACGTCTGACCTACTCCCGTAGGCTTCAAATACACGCTGTTGGTCAATAAAATTGACTAAACAAGGCACAATCTTGCTAGACTGTGCCTTTTCTTCGTGCTTATCAGTGATTGGGTTGTAAGTCGAAACACCTTGCTTCACTAGCTTAATGCGGTGTGGTGTTTTCATAGAAACTTCACCTTACCTTTTCGAGCTAACGAGCCATCTAGGCCAAAATCTTTATCCAGAATCTTTCTGTAAGGCTTGAACATGTCGTCCCAATCCTCGTAGGTGACTGAATAGCCGTCTACGTTTTCGGTTTTGACACCCTCTGACCCCTTACGACCATAGAGCTTGTAAACAACATTTTCGATAATGAAATGATATTTCTTGTCAATCTCGGTTGTTCCGACTAACGCTTTGAAATAACTCTCGGCGTCGTTGACTAAGTCTTCAATCAATTCATCCTCAAGATCGTCTTCAACGTCGATACCCAACCGACGCTTAATCTTCTCAAGTTGGATATCGTTCATTTTAGACCCCCTCCGCAGCCTTTAGAAGTTCTTCTAAATCTGCTTTCTTTGCTTTGGTATCATACTCGATACCAGCTTCATCAAGTTTTGCTTTGAGCTCTTTGACTGTAAGCTCTTTTGACGGCTCGACTTGTTCGATACCGCCTTTTTCAAGAACTTCTGCCACACGCTCTTTAGATGGCTCATAGCCTTCTCGTGGGTAAACTTCCCCGGCTTGATAGATATACTCGTTATCTTGCAAGTCACGGAATGTAATCTTAGCTTTATAGGTCATTTAAACCTCCTGACTAGACTCCTACTGGTTGGATAGCTGCAAATGCTTCGTCGTTTGGAATCGCTACGGCAATTTCAAAGATAGCACGGAGTGCTTGCATGTCTTGTTCAAACAAGTGAACGTCACCAGAATCAAGTGTGCCGTCATTTTGAACTTTAGACAAAGTAGCTTGATCAGCGATTTTAAGACGCAAGTTAGTACCGTTTGGAATACCGTAAACCAAGCCATTGAAGTTACCAGTGATCAATGTACCTGCTGGGTAAGTTTGCCCATCTTGCAATTGAAGTTGAGAATATGGAAGGCCATCAAGCTCACCGATTGCATTAGGGTTAGCTGGTTTAGTGAAGATGTGTTGACCACCGTTAACATTGTCGACAATCCCACGAAGTGTGCGGTTGATAGTGCGGTGACCTACGAATGCGTTAGGTTCTTTTTCTGACTTATCTTCTACATCGTAGATGTTATTAAGGTTGATGTCCCCAGATACGACGTTTTGAGCACGTTTAGCAGACGCCAAAACGTTGGCACCGAATGGGTTGTTATACAATCCAAGGAATGCCGCCCCGTCGATTTTCTTGTTAAACAAGTCGACAATCTTGTCCTTGATTGATTCGAAGAAGTCAGTCCAAGTGTAGTTGAGGACTTCTTCTGTAACTGGCAAGATAACTGCCAATTTACGAGATTCAAGAACGTAAGATTTAGTTTGTACTTTTGCAGTGCCGATTTTTTGACCTTCACCAACGAAGTAAGCGTCTGTCAATTGACCAACTTCAACGCCTTTACGGACCATTTTCCCTTCCATTTCAACTTTTTGACCAAGCTGAATGACTTTTGAAGTTTTAACAAGTTCGTCAGTGAATAGATCAGTGATGTATTCTGATGTAATCTCTTTTCCGAGAGAATCAGACAAGAGGACTGTGTCCGGATTGAATTTTTGTTGAGCCATGCGCTCTCCTTTCTTAATTTAGAAATTAGTGATTTTGGCTTTGTCAAACTTGTCTTTTCCACGATGTGAACGTCCTTCCTCTCCGCCGCTTGTGCGAGGTGGTAGAGCTTTGGCTTCTTCTCGTTTCTGCAAGTTTAAGATGTTAGCCATGTTTGAAACAGCGAGCTTAGTAGCTTCCTCATCGCCTTTAACAACGAAAGCAAGCGTTGACTCATTGACGGGCACGCCTTGAGCTTCGAGCTCTTTAATAGCGATATCCTGCATTTGACGTTGAGCGATTTGGGCTTGAAGTGCTGCAATTGTGCTCTGGGCTTCTTCGAATTCTTTATCCCGCTGTTTCTGTTGCAGCTCTTGAAGTTCTTCTTCGCTCATTTTAGCTTTAGCAACGGCTTCCTCGATTTGAGATTGAATACCGGTCTGCATATCAGCAATTTCAAGAGTATGTTTTTCTTCCATCTGCTTGAGTCTACGCTGCATTTCAGCGACTGACACCATCTTCTCCTCTTTTTCTGGTTGGCTAGCTTCAACCTCTTGAGGATTCTCGACTGTTTCAAGTTCTTTTTCTGCCATGATAGGCTCCTTTCTTTACGCTTTTACGAGCAACCCCCTCGAACTCATGCAGCTTTTAATGTCGTCAGCACGGTCTGGACAAGGGGTTATTCACCCCAAACACCGTTAACAGCTTCTTCATCAAGAGTGCTGCCACCAGCTTTATATTCCATTTTGATATGTCCATACGCTGAACAGCGACAGTTAGGGTGCATTGGGTACATGTTAACCCCTTTTTCTGCCTTGTTGATCGGTATAGCTTTTTTATCCAGTGGCTTACAAATATCGCAAGCCCCACTTTCTGCGACATAGATTAGATGTGTGAAGTTGTTTTCTTTCAACATCATCAATTCTGTATCAGCATTAATACGAGCTATTTCGGTCTTGAGTAGCCGTTGGGCGTTAGCCTGGCTTGTGTGATATTTCTTGGCTAATCGCTGCCGCTCCTGCTTAAAACCGTCCATGTCGGTGAAGATGCGTGCTAACGAGCTAAACACATCCTTCTGCATGTTTGCATGAAGTCCGTTTCTGCCCCAGACTCTACGGCTAAAATTCTGACCGTAGAAATCAGCGTCTAAAATCGCTCTCATGCGACTTACTGCATTGACGGCAGAATTGCCCAAGATACCCGCTTGGCGCTTAAATTCGGCTAAATATTCGTTCTCACGCGCTTCGTCGAAGACTTCGTTAACGTCTGATATAAGACTAGCTATTTCAAGCCTTAATTCTGCTTTGAGCAGCTCCAAACGGCTGACTTTCATTTTGAGGTTAAACAGTCTTAGCCATTGGTTAGTCCCGTGTGAGAAATCTTTCTCGACTACTGCCTTTCGTGCTCGGTCTCTGTACTCAGTGACGTCGAACTCACTAGCTCGCTTCATAGCTTCGGCACGACTCAGCCCTTCTTTGTCAGCGTATCGCATGTAAAACCCGTTTATTTGGCTCTGCATGCGGCCATAAGACGCTTGATAGAGTTCTTTTAAGACCTTGTCACGCTCTATGTCCCGTTTGATTAGGTCTGATTGTGCCTTTCGTTCAGCGTTGTAGCGTTCATTATTCGTCATCATCCTCAGTACCTACAATCTGACTGACTTCTAGATCAGTAGCCCCGCCCTCTTTGAGTAAACGACTCTTTTCTTTGCGGGCATCGGTGAAGCTAGCTGATTCCATAAGTGTTTCTTGTGAGATTTCCATGCCAGAATTGATAGCTGATTGAATCTCAGCCCATACGTCTGTTGGTAAGTTCTCGTGGAACGTGAATGTCAACATGTCAGCATCCACTGGTTCGATGCCCTTTAGGTTGTCAGACAGCAGCTCAAGCAGCTTATAGCGTCGTCTGAGCGCCTTAACGAAGAACCCGCGCTTTACGGCTGTAACTTGTTGTAAATCAACCAGCTTATAGCGGATAGCAATTCCAGACGTAGCTGAGAATGTTGAGTCGTCCTGCAAATTAGGCAACCCGACAATGCGGAAGAAGTCTTTAATCAGACGTGACTTGTACGCTTCAACACCGCTGACATCGTATTGCTTGTAGATATAGCCGGCATCTAGTGATGTTTGTTGTCCGTTGTGTCCGACACCACTTTCAAGAACAAGCATGTTAGCGTGTTTCATTTTCATGATGTCAGACGCATTCATGCCTGTACTTTCGACATCCCCCTTGATAACCAACATAGCGTCATTAAGGTCTGACATATAGTTAGCCGTGTCAGATTCCGCTGCGTCGTAAGCGTCAATGATTGGAATACCTTTCTCCCAATCTCCCGAACGCTCACGGTTATTCTGCCACTCTACCACTGGCACCATTCCGAACGGGTTTTCTTTGCGTTCGATTTCCTGCCAGTTTGGATCATAACTAACAATTTTGCTATCTGTGTAGACTGTGACAAACATCTCACCGTTATACACCGGGCAATGGACAGCCGCAATGATATCCTTTCGGACGTCTGCGCTACGAATAGTGAACATTTCCCTTGCGTCAATCAAGACCACTGCGGGATTGCCAAACTCGTCATAGTAATGCAGCTCAAACGCTCGACCAAAGCGTGAAGCGTCATAGACCAACTCACGGTTAAGGGCTTCAATGTCGTTGTAAGCATTGAAATCATCAATAGCTGTCAAGTCGCTGTTAGTATCAGTAGCACCGATTGAAATAGGCTGCCCTACTGTGTATCCAGTGAAGAAACGACTAGCTTGCCCGCCTAAATCGTGCCTAATGCGGTAGTCAGCCTTCTCTGGTTCCAATCGCTTACGACCATTTAGAATCGTGTAGTTATTCCCGTTTGAGTAGCTCTCTAGGATATTCAAACGGTCTATCTGTTCGTCTTGAAACTGAGCTACCATCTTCTCTAACTTCTCACGCCCTTGGAATGTGTCCACTAGGTCGTCTGCTGACTGAGCCATGAAGTGCGTGTTAGCTTCTTTGGGAAAGCGAAGGAAGTCTTCACGTTTCTGCAAGCTAGTCGGCTCCATATCTCGCTCGAATTGGTATGATCTAGGAATATACTGTCCTTCATGTAAGATATCGTCAGCATTATGTGTTGTGTTTGTCATTCTATCTCCTTATCAGTTTATTAACCCGTCTTATCTTAGCATCTACGTCCTGTCTATCTTTGACAAAGATAAGGTTTTGAAGTGCGTACCTAATCGCATCGATACAGTGGTTATAACTATCACACGGCTTGTTGATGTACTCGTTTGTATGTTTATCTTTCTGCCATGTATAGTTCTCAAGCTCCTCAATCGTCTTGACGCATCTTTCATCGACAATGATGTCGAATTGCTGCAAGAACTGAATCCCTTGAAGGACCGAACCTTTACCCTTATCTACTGGAATAGCTCGACGCAATCCCAGTGTTTGCAATTCTGCAATAGATTTCTGCTCCGCTGAGTCAGCCATAATGACCTCTTTTGAATAGCCAAGGCTAGTGATAGCTTCTGCTATCTGGTTGTTAAGCAGCCCCTTCTTGACGTACTCCTCCAGGATGTATAACCGCTTGTTCTCTCGGTCTATTTTGACGTGCATAAACGCTGTCGGGTCGTTAGTGAAACCAAAGTCAAGACCAAAAAAGGACGGTAACTGTTTAAGCTCGTCCTTGTTAAGTAATCTCTTTTCGTATTTCGGGAATACTAGCTTGTCGAGTGTTGCGAATTCACCCAAAGCATAAATTTTGTAATAGGCTTCATTTCGATTTGCTAGCTCCTCGATATTCTCCTTGGTCAAGCCGTCCAGGAATCGATTGTCCTTATACGTTGTTTGGTAAACCACTGTATTCTTAGGGCTCTTCACAAAGAACGCATTATATACCCAGTTAGCTTTAGAAACAGGGTTAAACATCAAATAGATTTGTTTCTGCTTGTGAGCTTTATCCCTCAAGCGAAGTGTCAGCTGCGTGTAATCATCGAGCGTAAATTCTGACGCTTCTTCCATGACCACGTCAGAAATGCCTTTGATTGACTTGATTTTCTCTGGGTTGTCCATCCCTTTGAAAATCAGCTCAGCACCGTTTGGCAATTCAATACGGAATGCGCTCATGTTAACCTTGCATAGATTAAGCACACCAAAATAAGACAACGCTGCTTGAACGTCCGCAAATACCGAGTCACGAACCGTAGACCCTACTTTCCGAAGTATCAATATTTTTCGGGGTTTATCCCACTTTTTAAGAGCTTTGAGAACAATCTTCTGGAAGACCCCGTGACTCTTACCGCTAGACGCTCCGCCGTAATGTACCTCAGTAAACGTGTCATAATCAAACAAATGTTCATAGATGTGTCGATTAAACACCCTGCTTGGATTGATTTCAAGATTAATCGTCATTCCATTCACCGACATTAATATTGATATCTTGCGTTACATCGGCTTCGACCTTATCTGTCCACATTCTGTAACGTTTACCGATATCAACTGCCGCAGCTCGACGGGTGGCAACATTCGGCTTAGCTTGAGCAATGCGCTGCATCCCCTCACCATCCAGGACAAGTAAGGGTTCTTCAATCTCACCACGCATTACGGCAGTGAGAAATTCCATGACCTCTTGTTGATCCGCAACACGTTCTGACTTCAACTTTTCAAGTTGCTCGTCTATATAAGCCTTGATGTTAGCTTTAGCAAGCAGTCTACTTCCATTAGCTTTCGCAACATCATTGTTTTTAATATTAGGATAAGCCTTCTTATATGCTTGCGAAGCATTTAGGCTGATGATGTACTCATCGGCAAACTTCATTTGTTTCTCGGTCATCCCATTTTCCATCAACTCCTTTCCGATACTGAAAAAGACAACCCACAAAATGAGTTGTCTCCGTTTTTCTTCGATAATATAATAATACCACTTTAAACACTTGTAAGATACCGTGCTTTATCCATCAAAATACCGAAATTTCAGCGTTCTACGACTAATTGACCGTTTCTGTATAACTCTGCAAAAGCTAGGATAGCATTATTTAGCAGTTCTTGAAAAGCTGTTCTCTCGAATCCAATTCCTTGGGCAATTTGCCAGTTTGGTTTAGGTGGATAGGCTAGGTATTTCTCTATCAGTATTCTGCGATAGTCTGGACGATATAGCCCGCTAACTGCTTGCTCTATGGCTTCAAGCTCGTTCATTGCATCAACACGCCTTACTGCAATATTTTCCACCGGTCTGCTCACCCCACTGCCACCTCTTGGCATGAAGGTAAACTCTTGTGTAATCTTTTGTTCAGCGCTATCGTGTGCAATCTCTCGCCAGCGTGGGTATTCTCGAAGTTTGCGCTTGCAACGTTTGATTGTTGCTTTTTCATCAATTTCCGGCAATAGCATTGTTCTGCCCTCTCTGGTATAATAGTAGTGTTGACTTTCAGAAAGTGCCGGCCATTGTGTCGGTCTTTTTTTATTTGGCTCAAGAAACGTTAAGAGATTTTATATTGAAAAGATAGAATACGTATTTATTCTTGGGGTGTTTCTCAAGCCTTTTATCACCTCCTTCCTAGCCATTGACACCAGCAAGGTCTTTGGCTTTTTTTAGTAATGCAAGATATCAATAAGAAAGAGGGTTTTTCACATCCTTTTTTCTTAAAATTTGCTGGGTTTGTCTGAGCAAGGTCTGTCAGCTTGCTCGGTGTTGAAAAAGTGTCGAAAAGTGTTCAAGCCACTAAAAATCTATATCCATTTTTTAGCTTCATTTTATTTTTAGTGTATTTTTGACAGACAATGACTGGCAAGAGGAATCGAACCCCTTATGCAACCATTCCAGCCTGCGATAGATAAAATCATTATGGAGATATTTCTCCTTTTCAAGAATAAAGTAGTAGAATTATGGAAATTTTATCCAGTTTCGCATTGTGCATCCACGACCAGTCACGCTTCCGCTGATTTGAATGAAAAAAATAAAGGATTCCTCTTTTCCGTATATAGATTGACTGGTAATAGCTAGCAAGGGAGTCGAACCCTCGTAAACCGTTCTAGCTACACGCCTAACGCATAGGCTTTATATAAGGCTTTTTTGACCGTTACTTTATTACGACCTACCCTGCCTTTAGTTCTATATTCTAGGGTTATGCGATCAACTTCGTTGTCTAGTTTCTCAGACCATTCGTAGTTATTGAAAACATAATCAATAATCTCGCTGAACAGTTCTCTTGAAAGTAGCCCTTCCATTTGAATAGCCTTCAACGGAGTTAGGGCGGCTTTTCCCGCATAGCACAGATTGAGGGCATTTTGGGTTCTGTTAGCATTTTTCTGGTCACAGTCCTTGATGTCTCTAATATAGCTATTCAAGTCCTTGGGGTGTTCCTTGCGCAAAACTTCCACTTCTTCACGAAAACGCTTGAACAGTCCTTCTGGCAGTCCTGCGTTGGTTTTATCCAAAACCGGTTTAGTGGTTTTCCCTCTTGTGTAATTAGTAGACATATAATCTTGAAGGTCGTCGAATAGTTCATCGGAGATAATGCCTTCTAACCTGTCGACAGTTGCCGGTGATATCCTCGCACGTTCCACGACTGCGGCGTTGAATGCTTGATATATGATGCGAGCTTGTAATTCGCTGCATTGTTTCACATCTTGAAAGAATTGTTTATAGGTGCCTTTTTTGTGTGCTTTTCTCAGTTCCGCATGTTCACTGACTAACCGTTGATATAATTCCGGTGTCAGTCCGGAATATTTGTATCTCACGCTCATGAGCTTACCTCTGCCAATTCTGGGTGTTCCCATATATTTCCGATAATTTTCCTTGAGCTGGCAATATTGCATAAACGTTCGAAGTTGTTATATTCTACCAAATAACTAACGAACATCCCTAAACTTACTCTAAATTCAATTACGCCAGTGAGGAATCCGTCTGTCGAGTCAATAATATCCCCTTCGAAGATTTCTTTGTCATTTTTGTCTCTCAGTCCAGTTGACTGCATTAAAACGATGTCGTCGAAGTCGTAGCGATTTGTCTGCTCGAAAAAGAGGGTCTTTACAGAAATTTTGCTTTTCCCAAAATCGATAGACATAATATCATCAACTTCGTACATTGTTTTATGAATTTTATCCCACGCTCTATATCTTGGTATCATTGTCCTCTCCCTTTCAGATAGCTGGGGATATCATCCCCAATGTTTACGCTATCGTACTGTTCCTTGCTGACAAGGAATTTCCCGTAAGCCCCACAATCGAGCGTGTAGAGGTTTTTAATTTTCGATTTTCCAGTAACCTTGCCATGTAATTCAACAGCATTATCTGCCTTATGGATAACCACTGTCTCGATAGGCCGGTTAACCACTCGTAGGACGGTAGTTACATTAATTGCTAGTGATACCATAAGTAACACGGTAGCAATAGCTAGGTCATTATAAATCCTCTTCTTTGACGAATGTTCCATTTACCATCTTTCCTTTCCGATTCTTAATTTCCTCGTACGCAATACCGAGACATTCAGTGACATCAAGGTCTAATTGATGTGCTAGTACGATGATTGTTACCAACGTGTCTCCGATTGCGTCCTTAAGTGCCGCCTGTGGTTCAGTGAATTTCGTCGGTTTCAAGAGTACATCTCGAATCTCACCGACTTCTTCCGTGATACGCATCCACTGAATCTTAGGATCAGCTTGCTTTAATCCACGGCTGTCTGCCCAATGGTTAATTTTATTGATTAGGTTATTCATCCGTTACCTCTTTCACTTCTACACCCTCGCAATTGAACACCCACCCGAAATTAGCATCTTCTAGTTCTTTGCGGGTGTGGGCTACTCTTACCCCCTTCGCGCCTTCACCATCATCAAAAGTCCAGTCTTTAAAAGATGTACCATAGTTCAAAAACTTGTAATTGTCGTCAATCCCTTTAAACTCAACCGTATATCTAGGCTCGCTCTCGACCTCGTAGCCATCAAGCCATGCTCTAGCGAAAATTTCTTGGTTTGTCTCTGTTCCTAGAAATTCTTTTAGTTTTGAACAATCTTCTTGACTTCCATAATTGTAAAAATCTATATCACTAATAAATAAAGCCCGAACCAGATTAACATTAGTAAATTTGCAATACTCAATCCAATCCGCCACGTACTGCGGTACTACTGGTTTAGGAAAGAATGAGTCATACAAGTCTTCTGCGTACGATACAGAAATCTTCCCTACCTTCGATAGCATTTGTATTGCTTCTTGTCTATCCATCACATTCCACCATTTCCACTGTATACATCCTAGAATTGCGATACTTAACACCTCTCAAACGATGTAGCTCGTTGATAGCGTCGTTTTTGTTATTGAAAATATGCTCACTGTCTGGCATATTGTCGTAATACACGATTACTTTATATTTCATATCATTCCTCGCTTTTATCTATGTAGATAACCGTGGCAGTAGCTTGCATGAAGCCGTATACCTTATTTACGTCATAAGTAACTCTGACGTCCAGTAATTCACAATTATGTTCCTTGATCCATTGGTTGATTTCTTCATCAATGCCATCGTCAGTGTCACGGGCAGTGAAAATTTTTACTTTTCGTTTCATGGTTTTACACCTCATGTTTATCATCGTTCCCGGCTCATCTCTGAAAACCTTAGCCGGATTCTGTGCTATAAATCGCCTTAACCATTGCATAGCTCGACCATCTTTCTTAGCAAATCTTCATCAGGTAACTGTTCAAGTGTCAGAATGCGATTGAGCTTCTTTGCGTTGATTCCTAGTTTGGCGCTGATATATTCCATATCTTCGTGATTAGCCCAGAACCATCTCGAAAACTCTTGTGTTTGACCTAACACACTTGTATGGTCGTAACTGCCCGGAGCATATACACCGACTAACTTGTCTTTATATCTGCTGTTCATTCAAGCTCCTTGATCTCTAATTCAATGCGTGGATTAGGGCTGTACTTCTTGCGAGCTCTTAAATCGCACACAATACTGTCATCCGTCCAGACGATACCTTTCTTGTCCGCTTTGTTGTAGCCAGCCTTTGAGATACTGTCAAATAGCGATTTAACCAGATTATCAACGTCTGGAATTTTCGCATGCCAAAGCGTTTCAGACATGAACCTTTTGAATGCGTCCCACGTTTTAGCTCTAGCTTTTGGCGTGGGCTTTTTTGATACGTTTAGCGGCGCTTTCATGTAAAAGGTGACATCAACCATAATCGGCCCGTCAAAGAATTGTCCGTCATATTCTTGCTCAATCAACTGCGAGCATTGACGCCGCCAAGCCTTCATTTTTGGGTCTTCATAGGTTCCAAACTTGCTGAATCGTGGCCTTGTTTGAGGTTTAGGCTCGATATTTAAAATCATTTTCATAGAACACCTAATTAGAATGGCAAATCATCATCGCTGATGTCCATAGGGTTTGTGTTCCCGTACGGGCTGCTATCTCTTGCAAAGTTTGGCCCTTGTTGCCCGTGAGGCCCTGCATAGCTGTTGTCATTACCAAACGCTCCCGACGTGTTGCCTTGAGTAGCGCTACTACCTTCACGCGCCGCACGGCTTTCTAGCATTTGGAAGTTCTCAGCGACAACCTCAGTCACGTATACCCTTTGACCTTGCTGATTCTCGTAGCTACGGGTCTGAATGCGTCCAGTGATTCCAATCAATGCGCCTTTTTTAGCCCAGTTAGCCAAATTCTCAGCTTGCTGACGCCAGATCACGCAATTAATAAAGTCAGTCTCACGCTCACCGTTAGCGTCCTTGAAGTTACGGTTAACAGCTAGGCTGAAAGACGCTACTGCGATATTGTTGCCAGTGTATTTTAGTTCCGGGTCACGGGTTAGGCGGCCAACTAATACAACGTTATTGATCATGTTTATTTTCCTTTTCTTTATTCTCGATGAAGTCATCCAACGTGGGTTTAGATTTTGGTCTTGGCATTAACTTAAATGTGTTTTCAATTCTTCTTCGGTCATACTAGCTATGTTTTGATAGCCACTGACAGTGTAGTTTTGTTTGTATTCCCAGCCGTTTTCGCTAAGTAAACGTTTAAATCTGTCTTTGTCGTCTGAATCTTCAAAGTAGACTTCAAGTGTCATTTTTTGGCGATAACGTTTTGATTCTGGAATGTTAGCTTCTTCAATTGTTGGCGTATTTTCGATAATTTCGCCTGTTTCTGAATCAACAACTAATGCCGTTGGTGTTGTTTCTACTATTTTTTCTTTTTGCTTTTGTAATTCAGCTTGTCGTAGTGCTTCTTGTTCTTGTCTTTTGCGTTCAGCTTCTTGCTTTTGTAATTCAAAAGCATGGTCTGAACGAATCTGATCTAACACCTCTGCTAATGTCAGATTTTGAAGCATGCGGATATACGGTTGGTCGGTCATTCCGTACTCTGAACAAAGCCCGGATATGGATTGAGTGGCTTTTTTAAATTCCTCTTGTTTTTGATATTCAAAAGTAACCATGTCGTCTAATGCCTTCATAGTCGCTTTTTTAAGAGTTACACCGTCCGCCATAAAATCGCCATTTTTGAGGTATTCCGTTGCTTTTCCGTCAAAAATGCGAGGGTCAATCATATCTTCGCTGGCTTTGTTAGCTAAATAACTTTTAACCGTGTCCAATCTCAGTGCTTTTTGATGATTTTCGAACTCTTTCACATCATTTGCAATTTGGTTGATAATGTTTTTAAGAGGTTTCTCTGTTTCTTTGATGTATTTTTCAAAATCCGTCGCTGGTTTTGATAACTCGTTCTTGATTTTGATACGTTCGTCTGAAATTTGCTTGGTTAATTTTCGTAATTCAGCCAAAACTCTCTTGTCGTCTTTGATAGTGCCGGCAGTGACTGTGTAATTTTGATACTTAGCAACTACATCAGCAATGCCTTTTTCAAAAACCTCTTGCCCTACAATTTCAACTTTGGCTTGTTCAATATTAACTTGTAATTCTTGCATTGTTCACACCTCGTTAATAGTCGAGAAGTTCGCCTTGAACTGGCTCGTTTTGTGAATTGGCAACCGGTTGAGAATTGCTTTCACTTGTTTGTTGGAAATGCGTTTGTTCTTGCTTCATTTGTTCGATTTGGGCCATCTTACGAGCTCTAACATCCTCTTGTGTCTCTTGTGGTGTTACATCTTTGATTCTGTCGAATGTTTCACCACCGTCATCCTCAGTGTACATACTTCCTAAATCTTCTGGGAAAGCTTCACGTAAGGCATTGACAAGAGCGGTTTTTCTAATCATGGTAGCTGGCATAGCGTTCCAAGTGCTTTGCTTTTTATCGTATTCTTCACGACTAACGAAAACCTCTACAGGAACCTTGAAATTCTTGCGGTAAACTCTTGCCCAGCCACCGACGAGCGTGTCGTTAGGTAGCAGCAGCGCCCCTTTCCGTTCTACCATATCACCAGAATCGTCAACAACTACCACTCCGGCTTCAAAGCCTTCATAGTTTGGGTTTTGTGCTGCACGCTTCAAGAATGCTTCTTTTGAGACGATTAAGCTAAATTCAGCCCCACCATTTTTCTTTTTGTAAGCTACGATATAGACCTCGTTTAGCAATGGGTTGAGGTTACGACCTTTAATCAGCGATAAAGCTTGCCCAACTTGTTTTTCTGTCAACAAATCTTGTGGGTCGTAGTATCGTTTGATATCTTGAAACGTCCAAGCGCTTGTATCTGTTGAAATATCCCTTTTGTTTTGTGTTTGTAGTTGATTTGTCATGTCTTTGTCTTCCTTTTTGTTTTGAATGCCCTTATTTCGCATTTTAAGGGGGTGTAGTGCAATTTTAACGGTGTCGTAGTCTATTTATACCACCGAGCAAAACGCACGTCTTAAAATCGATTTTAGAGAGGTTTTTCAGTGTGCGCTAAAAATCTGCGTTGATTTCTTAGCGAAATACATATATTCGTTAATTTTCTCGATAAACGAATACAAATCTAAATTATCCATCATTTTCTGTTTGTGCTCTTTTGAGAATACAAGGCCGTGAATACGCTCGTAGTCTTCAAAGAGCTTTAGTTTTACTTCCGTTTCTGTCAAAGCATCATCCTCTTGTCTTGTTGCGTTTTGAATTGATAAACATGTTCATTCGTCGTTCCAAGTCCTGTCTTTTTGAAAATCCTCGAATAGACACGTTTGCCATAAGTGCCCATGATATCCCGTGGGCTTAAGTTGGTTGTGATAATAGTCTTAGTACGCTTGTTCAAAATACTGTACAAGATACCGTTGGACCACTCTGTCACTTTTTCGGTCCCTAAATCGTCAAGAACAAGCCATTCAGCTTCCGAAATCCGTCTGATATATTCAGCTTCAAGACTGAAATCCTCTTTGATTTTTGCTAATAGGTCAACCACGTTGATGAATAGCCCCATTTTTTTCGTGTGATCAGACAATGCCTTAAGTGCTGAATATGCTAGGTGGCTTTTGCCAACCCCAGTATCTCCGATAAGCACAATATTGTAGTCTTGACCGTCAAGGTAGCCTTTAAGTTGATTTCTGACATTTTTCAAGTCTTCTTTCTGCTCTCTGGTCACTGCCTTGTAATTGTCAAAGCTAGCATTCTTCAAATCATCATCCAGCAAGCTGAAATCTTTGAGGAAGTACAAGCGTTTCTGTTCTTGCTCACGCTCATACTGTTCTTGTGCCTTAGTGGCGTTCAATCGCTCTTGCTCTTCCCTATGGCAAAGCTCACACACTGTGTAGGGTTTGCTATTTGGAAACTGAATCGTGACATAGTGCCGTTGGTGTTTCTCGCAGTATTTATCACTAACTGTCATATACTGCTTGCGCATTTGCTTGGCTGTTTGCTCTAAACTCATAAGCACCACCTCTAGTATTTGCTACATGCTGGGCCAAATTTAACGGGTCTGTCATCATCAAAACTTTTACGACTGTCAAATTTACGTTGTTCTTCATCTTGCTGGGCAACGGTATGAATCCCGTTTTGTGCCCAAGCTTTTAAGATAGAGTTGACATATCCAAATGAGCGTTTTGAGTTATCAGCAGCTCTATCTATGGCACGTTTGACCAACATGATTTCTAACTTATCGAAATCGATATAGCCTTTTAGTTTTTCCATTTGGTATCCATCAATAGGTCCGATTCGTTCTTGATAATGTCTAAAAATATTAAAATCTGTTTGGTCATCAGCAGCAGAAGAAGAAAATTGACTAATTTCTGATGTTTCATCCTCTCTACTGTTAGATTTACTTAAATTAGATTTACTTATATTATCTTTACTTATATTGGGTAAACCAGTGGTTTCCGTTTGGTTTACCAGTGGTTTACCAGTGGTTTCATCGGTGTTTTCCTCTAGTAACTCTTTGTAAATACTAGGAACATACCTGTCTTTTCTGACCGTGTTTTGTTCGTGAAAATCAACCACGAAATAGACCATTTCATCATTAAGAGGTTTCACGAATTGTTTGATAACTAAAAGCCCTAGATTATCCTCGTTAGCCCCTATCATTCTGAGGATAGGGAATGCTTCCACCACTCCATCATCGTCGCAATTTTGGATAAGATGGAAATAAAGAGCTTGAGCTTCTAGCGGCAAGCGTAGAAAACGATGCGTTTGAGTTACGGTTTTACTTATCATCCTACGGTTCCCCATTTGAACCTCCTGAGTAATAGTATTTTTGATTGTCTGCCATATTTAATGCCTCCCTCCCACCGCTGCTAATTATTTAATTATTTTTCGTTGCGTTTTTTAAATCCAAGAGTAAGTCCTGTAATGCCAGCAGCAATTACTACCAACCCTAGATTGCTAGCGATGCCCTCTTTCTCACCAGTATGTGGCAAGACACCACCGTAAACGGCTGTTTTAGGTGTCTCTTTGCTTGCTGGTGCGAAGTTATAAGATACTGTGGTAGATTGTGCCACTTTGTTATTAGGACGCTCTACGCTCGTTTTAGGGGCTTTTTCTGGCGTGCTAGGTTTTTCTGGTGTTGGTTTAGTTGGTTCCTCTGGGATGTGCAATTCTGGCAAATCGAGGATAGGGGCATCGTTCGGAACTACTCCCCCTTCGAATGGTGGGAGTTCACGTTCTTCTGGGATTCCCGGAATGCCGCCTTGGAACTCAGGTTTGTCGTATTTCGGTGCTTCATTTGGCACTGTGCCGATTGGCTCGGTATACTCCGGCAATTCTCTAACTTCGGGAATGCCGGGGATTCCGCCCTCAAATTCTGGGATGTCTACTTTTGGAGCTTCACGGGGGATTTCAAACGTTGGCTCCGGTTTATTCTCGCCGCTGGCATCACCTTTACCACCTACTAATTGAATCTTCGTATATGAGACAGCACCGTCTGATTCAGCTTTCAGTTCAATCTTGTTAGTAGGGTTAGTTGAGTCCTTAACAGCATTTACAAGCTTAGTCTTGTAGTACAAGTAAATCATGTGGTCTAGTCTATCCATTTTGATTTCAAAGCCATGCTCAGATTTTGAGATAGACTTAACTAAGTCCATAGCTGACCCTTTGTCAATCCAAGGATCTAAACTTTCAATGTTCTTGATTTCAAAGTAATCATCAACTAACTTTTGATTATCGCTCATGGTATCGATGATTGATACATAGTTTAGTACACGTTTTGCATAGTTCACACGAGCTGTCCAGTTGATAACTGTAGGGTCTTCTTTATCTTGAAATCCCCACTTTGTGATAAGTTCATCTTTACCGATGACTCCCTCATTACCAACATTAGCTGTTACCACAGTGCCGTTAAAGTTGACATTTACTGGCTTACCTGCCACAACTTTATCTGTCCAACTTGCATCAAGTTTTAGACTCATGCTCTTATTTAGAGGATGCGTCTTAAAGTAGTCATTGAATACAGTTGTCACTTTGTTGGCATTAGCGTCTGCTGTAGCTTTACCAACAACAGCGTTCTCTGGATTGTGTACATCAAACTCATAAGAGGTTTGGAATTTCACTTCTTGAGGCAAGTCGAAAGTAACCTTGTCGCCCTCGTTAACCGGCACATCGTCCGGAATCTGAATATCTTTGTATTCAACTTCGAATGGGCTATATTTGCTATTGCCATTAGGGAAAGTTACTTCAACGTTTGGATTTTCAACGTTGATAGTGTCGCCCGTTTTAGTCACTGTAGTAGGTGCCGCTTCGACTGGTTGAGCTACTTCTGTAGCTGTTACTGGTGCTTCTGCAATCGGTTGAGATTCTACAGGGGCTGGTGGAGTAAATACTGGCGTTTCCGATACTGGTGCCACTGTTTCGCTAGGTGTCACTGTCACATTGCCAGCGTTGTCAGCAGTGTACACATTAGCAGCCGCTGGTTGTGTGTCCGCCACTGGTTGAGTGGTTTCATCGGCTGATACTTGACCAGCACCGATTAGCAATGCAGTAGCAAGAGCAAGCGTTCCGCACAAGCCATAAGCTTTGCTCTTAGTGAAAGAAGGTTTTGCAATTGTTTGTGAAATCATGGTATAATCTCCTTGTAAATGTTTTTTTCTTGCATGGGCCCTAACCCATGCTTTTTTAGTGCTTCAATCCGCACCCATAGCCCACCGTTTCATGCTTTTTCAATGTTTTTTAGAAAGGTATGTGTGGGTAAAGTTTATATTTTTTGGGGAAAGGTATAAGTTACACTCCACGGTGAGCCGTGGCTACGGATTGAAGATAGTGATGTTATCGGTTTCCGTATTTTGCCAAAAGCTCTTGTTCACGTTTTTTGCGAGCTTCGTATTTGCGTTCATTTTCCTCGTATGGTGTCCAAACTGGTTCGAAGAAATATTCCGGTTCTTGTTGTTTTTTGCTCCATAGCCATGCAAATAGTTTTTTCATTTTTAAATTCCTTTCTGTTTTCCCTAACCGCACTAGAGAGCTAGTGAGGTTTTTTAATTCATATATAATTTAAGGAGACTTATGAATATCAAATCGTTGTTGCTTACTTAGTTGGTATCGTTCAGTTTCCTCACTAGCTCACTGCTACGGCTAGGGGTGTTTTTCTAGATGTCCAAGATGTCGTTCGTTCTACATGTAGCGATGAAATCAATTGCTGCATCTTGAAATAGATCTCTGCGTTTGCTGTCTGGTGTATCTGGTTTGCTGCAAACATCACGGTACATCAAACACTTAGTGTCGATGTCATCGAGTTCGTCTTTTTCTTTTTTCGAGACATCCATTGTCTGATTGATGTAGAGGATTAACTCCGTAATGTTGTCGAGAGCAGGGATGCCACCATCCATCTTGTGGAAGTCCTTGTCAAATTGAACGGCGCAAGCTACCAGCCTTTTAATATAATGGTTGTTTGCCATGTTTTGCTCCTTGATGTTATTTAAATCTATTTCTGCTTTTCCACTCAATGAAGGACTTGAAACCTTCATAGTTGATAAAAACCAGTTTATGTGTTGGGTTGAATACGTAGTCCCGAAAATCTTTGTTATCCCTCATTTCTCGAATGAGGTTCTTTGCCATCGACTTTCCTAGACCTTCCCACCTCTGCATGAGGTGATCATAGTCTCCCCACTCAGCCGTCTCGTTGATACCGACTGGTTTATATGTGATTTCCATTGGTAGTCCTTTCTGATCTAAACTGTTAAGCGTTCTTGGTTAAGAAATTTGTTAATGAAATACTGTTGACCCTTGCCAGTAACCTTAGTTGTCGTGTTGGTAGTTGTATGTCCGTCAGCGTGATTGATATTTGTCTTTTTCAACTCAAACAGCTTTAAATCCATGCTCTTTTGCGTTGGTTGATTCCAAGAATCCCCACGGCGACTAATTAGATAACCGTTAGAGCGTAGCCACTGAAAGAGCTTGTTTTGACCAATATCAATCCCGTTCTGTTTCAGGATTTTAGCCAGCTCACCAATTAGACAAGATGACTTGCTAGCACTTACTGCATCAGCAAACAGCACCTTAGGACGGTCAGCTTCAATCTGTGCTTCTAGCTTATGGACTTTCTTGTCAGCCATGAGCAATGCCCTGGCCATGATTTTTTCTGGGCTATTGAAATCCTTTTCTACTTGGATAAAGTAAGTTCGGACTTCCTTGCCTTTGTCTGTTCGTTGAATCATTGCGATTTCTTTCGCCATGTCTAGCTTTAAGACGTGGTCTTCGATTTGTCTCTTGACCTTCCTCGCTCCTTCTTGCCGAACTTGCTCAATTTTGAGCGGGTTGAAATCTTCGCCCTCCACAAAACCATACTCGGTCATTCTTGGAAACCAATCTTTATATGCCGTCTTAACTCCTAGTGTTTCATGTAGCTGTCTACCAGAAACAACCGGCTCATGATTTTCGTTCAGTGTTATGTTGATCAATTCATTCATTTTTGCTCCTTTCTATATTTACAAGCGTAGTTCCAACTACACTTGTAAAGTCTTCGTTCATCTTGTTCCTTTCTGGATTTGCTGTGTAGTTTTAACTACGGAGCTGAAATCTTCACTTTTTCTTCTAATCTATACGAAATTTCGTATATTTAGGTTAAAAAAATTTAGGCTTCAGCACGTTCGCTGAATAGGTATTCTAATTCATATTCTGGGAAGAATGCTTTCTTGATAGCCACTGTCTCGCCAAACTTGAAATCAGATACACCATCGATTTTGCTACGAACCGTGCGGGAATCAACACCCAGTAGGTCGGCGATGTCTACTAATGCGACACCTTTATTCTTACGAATTTCTTCGATGTTTTTCATTTGTGTCCTCCTTCCTTAAGCTTGATTTAAGTATATACTAATTTTCGTACACTGTCAACAGAAAAATACGATTTTTTTTACTTTTTTTATTTACCCACTCAATTTTCTGTGGTAATATATAGGAAGAAAGAGAAATGAGGGTTACAAAAAAATGCAGGCCGAGGAAAGAATTAAGGAACTGATTATAGCTAAATACGGGAATGTAAGAGCTTTTGCAACAGAAAGCGGCATCTCTTATACTACTGTTCGCTCTATTTTAGAACGTGGTATCATGAACGCAAAAGCTGAAAATGTCTTTAAAATCTGTCATTTGTTGGGAATTTCACCGGACACGCTCGCTGAATGGGGTGTTACGGACGAACCGCAACCAACCAACGCTCATGACATTGACGAAATCATAGCTAATGCAATGATGTTCGACGGGAAACCGTTGTCCGAGGATGATAAGCGGGCTATCCGTGGCATAATTGCCGGCTATATGAGTAGCAAGGAGAAATAAACGTATGGAGAAAGAATTGCTTGAGCAGTTCAATGTCTCTATCTGCGAGTTTAGCTCTAACGAGTGGCCACGAAACGGCTTTCTCGACCCAATAAACAGGGTGGTTTATATCAATAAGGATTTAGCCCCAGAAATACGTTTAAAGGTAATTCTGCATGAGTTGGGCCACCTAGAGCACAATTCTAAAGACTATGAGCGTTTGCGTGAGAAATACGAAGCTCACGCCAATAGAGACATGATCCGTGGATTGCTCGAAAACGAATCCCTGGACGATTTTAATTACGTCCGTTTTATGAACAAATATAATCTCACCACGATTTGCGATGAGACTTTTGTAAAAAATGAATTTCTAAAAATGATGAGGTAACCTTATGAATTTATTAACAGTCCAAACTCAATTAATGCAGGCGGGCGTCCCTAAGATGTTTGGTACTCGAAAAGAGGTTAACTACCTGCCGCAATTGCTATCAGACGATGAGGTTATCCAGTATGCAGCATCTGGATTTTATGACGGCAACACTGTCTTAATCGTTTTAACTCAAAAACGCATTATGTTTGTTGATAAAGGCATGATTTATGGTGTCCAAACGTCTGAAATCCCTCTTGATATGGTCAATGGGGTATCGTCTAAAAGTGGGGTTCTCTTAGGTGAAATCTCGGTGATGAACGGGGTATCTTGGGCACATATCAAGAACATCCCGAAGATTGCTGTCCCAGTCCTATCTGATAAGATTAAACGTGCGTCAGAAGCATACAAACAAAGTCTATATAGACCACAAATAGAAGTGAGCCAGAACAGTCAGCCACTATCGCAGAATCTAATTGCTGACGAATTGATTAAGTTAAAATCATTAGTTGATAACGGCGTACTTACTGAGGAAGAATTTCAAGCACAGAAAGCTAAATTATTATCACAATAAAAAAAGCCCTACACTCACCGTCGCCAAACTTCGAGTGTAGAGCTTATGTATCACAGAAACAAAAACTCAGGTAAAAACAATGAGTCTTTTTTCTGTACCCATTTTACCAAAATTAAGGAGATATGACAATGTGGGTAGAACAATTACCGAATGGAAAATATAAATACTTCGAAAGATACAAGGACACTTACACTGAGAAATGGAAACGAGTATCTGTAACGCTGACCAGTGGCTCAAATCGAGCAAAGAAAGAAGCTCAACGCTTACTTGATGATAAGATAGCTGAGAAGATGTCTGGCTTAAACACTACCGACGCATCATTTAACGATGTGTTGAACGAGTGGTGGGAATTTCACAAGAAAGGTATTCGAAGGACTTCGGTTAGTTCCATGACTAGCAATGTCAGATATGTTGCAGAGAATTTCGCTTTAGATGTCAAAATAGCAAACATTGATACACACTATATCCAACGCTTTATTAATGATGCCGATATTCCACGTTCAATCCTTGAGCGTGTTAAATCTATATTGAATCTAACCTTCGATTACGCTTGCACCGTTGGTTATATTCCTAGCAATCCTGCAAGGCAAGCAAAACTTCCCAAGAAACAACAAACGATGGAAGATTACGACAAGATAAGAAATAAGTTTCTAGAGATAGACACTGAACTACTACCACTTCTGGCAGAATTACGAAAACAGAAACGCACCTACAGAAACGCAATCCTTGCCGAGTTCCTTTTTGTTAGTGGCGCAAGGATTGGCGAAGCGGTAGCTCTTGAGACATGCAACTACAGGAGGGAGGATGGCTACCTTGATATTTTTGGCACTCTGGATAGCGTCCAGGGCTACAAGAGAGCGAAAAAGGAACCACCTAAAACGCCAGCCGGCTACCGTAGCAATAAGCTGACTAAACGCGAAATAGAATTGCTGGATGAAGCTATACAGATTCGTGATCTAAACAAGTCGCTATCAGACGATTGGGTGACCATGGATAGAGATTATATTTTTGTGACCGACAAAGGAGTGCCACTTCAACGGAACTCCTTCAACAACTCTATTCAAGCTGCTAACAAGAGACTGGATAAGCCGATCAATAAACCAATATCATCTCACATATTCAGACACACGCTGGTCAGCTATCTGGCTGAGAATGGCGTCCCATTAAAGGCCATTATGGACAGGGTTGGGCATGATGACAGTGATACAACGATGAAAATATATACCCACGTTACCAACAAAATGAAGAATAAAGTGGTTGAAATCATTGATAACTTGCCCCTTTCGTGCCCCTCGAAATAAAAAAAGACCTATCTACCAAGGCTTAACCCTTGATATGATAGGCCTTTTCTTTGAGTCTTATTTTACTGTGCGG